CATCCATTTGTTTACGATAAGCATCGCTCATCCCTGGAGTATTGTAGTTCTTAAATTCATCTTCTGATAAATGTTTAGCTAGATATTCAGTTCTATAGCGTGAACGTGAGACACCTTTACCTGCTACAAAGTTATCAGCAGCGTTTTGTAAACCTGTAGATTCATCTAGTGCTTGCTGAGTCTTTATATAATTCTCCATCGCTTCATTGCCAATTCTATCAATCTCATAACCAGGCATTTTTGCTGCTTTTGCAGCTCTTGCAGCCTGCTTTCCTTTGATAAAACCACCAATCCCATGAGCTAGATGGTTGAATCCTGAACCAATCAGGACAGTTTTCATTCTTTCTAGGTATTCGTTATCACCTTCATTAACAGCAAGAGCATTCACTAACCAAGGTGCTACCCCAGGAGCATGGTCTTGAAATAGATTAACAAGGTTCTCTTCATAGAAAGCAGCTTGACCTTCTTTAAATCCACCTCTTTGCATGAAGTCAGCAGCAGTACCTTCCGCAGATATAGCTGCAAACTGAATCCATTTATTACCTTTATTAGCTAAATTAGCAGCTCTATGAACTCCTGCAGCGCCTGTAGCAGCTTTACCAATACCTTTAGTAGTAGCTGCTAGGACACCAAATTCAACAAAGCCTCTAACTATCTTTCCATATCCAGTTTTATTCTCAGGAACCCAGTCATCCGGTATATCTAACCATGTGCCTGGTACGTATTCCTCACTAAAGGGGTCATCAGTAGCAGCTGTAGGCTTACCAAACAGCTCGTTAAAACCTTTTCTTACTGTATCACCACCTAAGTCTAAAGTAGAAGCTACACTTTCAACAGCGTCAGCTGTACCACCAACTGCTGCAGTGCCAAGTTCACTACCTACTGTTTGTGCTTGTTCTACGAGTGTTGGTTGTTGAGCGTTTTGTATACCTTGCTGAATAGCTTGTGTAGCATTCTGTGCTCCATCTTGTAATGCTTGAGGATCTACCCCTGGCATTGTAGGTGCTACATTTGGTACTTGTGGTACTGGCTGGTCTGATGGTACTGGTATAAGATCGGAGAGTTTGTTGGCTTCTTCTGCAGCAATTTCTGCATTAACCTCTTCTCCTCTTGGATTTTCTGCCATAATTAAATTCCTGATTGAGGAGTTCGGATTTCGTCAACTAACTCTCTTCCAAGTGCCATGACGGTTGGGTTTGTAAGCATATCTTTAGGGTCTACACCATAAAACAATGCTGCAAACGTGTATAATTGTCTATTTTTATCTGTAGGGGATAGGGTTATAGCCTTTGTTACAAGTGATTCTACATCTTTTCTCTTTTGTTTAGGAAAGCCTTGAATCATTAATGTACCGATTTGGTGAGGATCAACTTGATTGTTATTGGAACGTATTTCATTAACAACTGTATTAACACATTTACGACTAGGAGTATTTCCTAGAGCGTTTAAATCTGTCCAGCTATGTATACCTCCTATCCCAAGTCCTGTATCAATAAGATCATAACAAGTTGTAACAACACTCTGAACTGGTTCTTCTCTTTCAGGAGGTTCGCCTGGTTGTTCAGATAGCCTGTTTTCTTTTTCCCAGAAATCATCAGCTGTTTGACCTGCCTTAGCAGCAACTACTTTTAACGTTGGATGATAATCAAGTTGACCATCTCCATCACGATCTCTTCTTTCAAGGTATTTAAGATCTTTAAAGAAACGATTCTTGCTTCTTATTTCCCAACCAGTACCTTTAAGTTTATTAGCATTATCAATTAAGATTTGAGCTTCTGAGTAGGGTGATGTATTAAATCTTTCCTTAGTAGCATTTAGAAAGCCTCGATTAGGTGTTAGGTAACTCCAATGACTTTCATCTGGAGCTTTAGCATCATTAGCTAACTTCATTTCTCCTAGCACTTCTTTATTTGCTTTGCCTATATAATCTAAATCACTACGAGTACCACCTTTGTCTAACCTTTTTGCTTGAATAGCACGGTTATAAACTTCCTTACGATACAAGTAGTGTACATCATGAGTATCATCTGACCATGCAGATGTACTACCGTCAATAGAAGTTTGATTTCTAATAGTACCTATGTCTGTAATTATACTATCTTCTATCCGGTTAACTTGCGTTGTATTATCTGAACCTATATAACTTTCAACTATTTGTATTTCAGGGTTAGCTGCATTAAATACATCAAAAAGATCTTCATCAACTCCTAGTTTTTTTAGATCTTCTCTAGTGACTTCAAGGAATCGTTTTTCGTTTAAGTTCTTAAGTACTTGCATCTGACCATCTCTTGATACTTTAGCAAGATTCTGCTTACTAAAATAATCTTGAATAAGATCATAAGAATAAGGATGGGTTTGGCGTAATTCCATTTCCTTTTTATCCCAGTAATCCTGATTAATTACAGTACCATTTTTTCTATCTTCTTCAGCTTGACCTTGAAGATCACCTAATGCAACTTTTGCATCTTTCCGATCATTTGTATAATTTGCATAATTTTTTGAAGTTTTATAATCTTTTCCTGCTTTTAACAAAGCTTCTTCTGTAGCCCACTCTCCTAGAGCTAAACCAGCATCACCTAGTTTTTCTTTTCTATATACTGTTTTACCACCTTTAGTTTTACCAACTGGAATAGGGTTACCTTGATTATCTGTTGCAAGCTGAGCTTTACCCGCTGGGTGTAAAAACTTCTGATCTTTTAAAACAAGAGCCCATTTTCTAGCTCTATCTAATGGATCTTCAGCTGTTTTAATATCTTCATCAATCCAGTTTTTAAGTGTATCTACAGCTGTTGTATTCCAAGTACCGTTTTGAGGAGCTTGTGTACCAGCTGCCATGCGTAACTCTGGAGCTATATTAGAAACAATATACTTCAGCTCGTTACTTAGTTCTCCAGGGTTCTCTTCATCCCAATCATCAAAAGCATTAATTAAATCTTTATTACTTTGGGCAAGGGCATTAGCTCCCTTCTGTTTATTACGTGCTAGTCCTCTATCTTTTAAACCTTTATTAGCTAAAGCTAGAGCAGGTCCACCTAAATGGTGAGCAACTAAATCAGCACTGAGAGGCTTTCCAGGTACGGATAAAGATACTTGATTAACATACTCTTGCCGTAAAGACATACTAATAGCTCTATCAGCATCACTATTAGTTAATCTATCAGCTATAGTCCACTTTTCTTTAGGGTCTGTTGGATTAGCCCATGTCCTTTGATTCTCTGGATCTCTCTTTGCTGCTTCTTGTAGCTCTGCTATTTGGTTAACTTCCCAAACAGGAAAGTTTTCAGCCTTACTCTTCATCAGAGCAATTTTAAATCCCTTCCGTTCAGTCCTATGAGCTGTCCGCCACCATTCAGCAAACTCTGCTCCATAAGCTTTTTCTACTTCAACAGAAGATAGTCCAGTTATACCTTTAAGTTCAGACTCACCTGATGTAATAGCGCCTAACTTAGTTAATTTTTTAAATTCAGGAGCACCAACTTCTTGATGTTTTTGACTACCTGATTCAATTTTTTTAGCGTAATTTTTAAGGTGTTCTTTTGTTACAATAGGTATTATTTTCTGTTCAATTGAAGTGAGTAGATTGTTAAGGGCTTTAACATCACGTTCCCCCATACGATCAGCCCACTCATTAGCTACCTTCTGATTGTCTAGCTGTAAACCACTAACCCATTCAAAACTTTTGTTAGCATTAGAAGCTCGCTCTTGTTCTTTTTTCCAGGTTTCTTCTAATTTACTATGGTCACTTACGACGGTTCTATTTTGAAATGCGGGCGTACCTGCACTTCCTGAGTATAATGACATAATTACTAAGCGCCTTGGTCGATAATTTGTTGTTGTTGATGGATGCCATAGCCTGTAGCTACACCACCTACAATAGATGTTCCTATGTTAGCCAATAAACTAAATCCAGATGGACCTTGAACTTTAATAGGTTTATGTGGTATGAATGATGCTTGCTGTGCTAAAGGATTAGCAGGTAGCTTATTATAATCTGCAGCATCAGCTGAATAATGATCTAATGCATTACCTTGTAAGTCCCTAGCATAAGCTATATGAGCATCTTCTAGTGTTTGGTCTAATTGTGCGCCAGCTCTTCCTAACTCTCTTTCTGCCTGTAGCGTTTGGAGTAAGAAGGATTGACCAGCATTACCTGTAGATAACATTTTACCTTGAGCTTGTATTGCTGCTGCTATACTTTGCTCAATTTCAAATGATGCTGCAGTATTTTTCTCTATTTTCTGTTGACGGGCTTCGTTAGTAGCTCTATCTGCCTCAACCTGATTAATAGCAAGCTCTTTATTATAGGCTGCTACAGCTTCAGATTGGGCGATTAACTGACCTTCATAAGCCTTCTTCTTCATCTCGTCGTTATTACGAGCGATTTGTAAATTGCGTTGATACGCTTGTTGATTAACTTGATTCTGCCTTGCAGCTGCTCTCTGGGCTTCTTTATGTTGTGCCACGGCACTCATAGTCCCTGAAGCAGCCATTGCGACTCCAATCGCTACGGGTCCGCACATGGTTTTATAAATGAAATAAGGGGAACACCATTTTGAACATAATAGTTAATGAATGTAAAACCAAGAAGTTTCAACAACTTGATGTGACTCTCATTTCTCATGTCAGCATGGTTAAATAGGTAAGGATTATCTAGACTGTCTAACCAACGTCTAGCTTCTCGAACGAAAGTATGCGGAAATTTATCTCCTTCATCTGTACATAGCATCCAGATAATATTATCCGGTGTTACTCCTGCCACTCCGACAGCCTTGCCGTGTGGTGAAGTGAAATAAACTGTACAAGCAGAGTCATAATAAGACTTAAGGACTGCCACCGGAGCGTACAGTCCTAACGTCTCTTGAACTTCTCTTGCGTCTTCCCAACGAAGATTTTCTCCTACCTCAAGTGCTAGTTGAGGGGTGCATGTTTGAATGTGGTTACCTACGTACATGTCGTCTGGTGTTGTATTTACCGTCCCAGCTAGCTGAAACAAGTGTTGCGGTGAAAGGTGCGGTTACTTTAATAGTCATATCATATTTCGTATTCTTCTTATATATTGGTACACTTACACTTTTATATAACTGAGATGGTACTTTGTTTAAAGAACTGATATCATTAATAATACCTGATTCATAATGAATATAATCTTTAAATGTTTCACCATCTGTACCAGCTTGGTTTCTTACAATATCTGATAAATGGAACTCTAATGGTCCAGATACACCTAACTCAAAGTTGAGTCTATGTATTCTTAGATCAGCATTTACATCATAAGCTCCTTTAGATTCAGTACCAAAGTAAGGGGTAGGTAAAGCTACTTCAGTTGTATACTTATATCCTGTTGCAAATTCAATAGATCTTAAGTCTACGTTATCATATACTGCTGTAGCACCACTGACACTACTAGGTGTTCTTACATTACCATCAGCTAATTCAACTAATCGTAAGTTTGTAGTACCATTTTGAATAGTATAAGGGTATGTTATTGTTGTCTTCTTAGTTGTAGAATTATAAGCTATAGCTTGTGTATCATTTACTTGGCTCCTATCTACCATATTATCTAGACAAGCTTCAAACTGTCTAGCTATATTAGTTGGTGAGCCTACTGTACCAGCACCAATAGTATAACTACGAGTATTAGTAGAGGATACCACAAGTTCATAACGTTGTATAATCCATTCTGAACCTTGTTTAGTAATTGTAAAATAATTACCTCCTGTATAAAGTTGATGAATAAGATTACCTTCTATACCCCAGGAATACCAAGCAGACTGCTCTCTCTGATTACCTCCGTCAAAGTACTTATAAGTATATAAAGTACTAGTACCTATTTTCCCACAAGTAACAAGACCATTAGTAGAAGAATTACAAATGTCATCAATATCATTTGGTATATACTCCGGTATAACTCTTGTTTGTTCTATAACTTTAGGTGGAGCGTTCTCGGCTTGTACAACTAGTTCAAATACTTTAGTATAAGAAGATTTATTACTAGCAAATATAACTGATGTTCCAGTATCTACAGGTACTAATTCTCTACTACAGTCGAACGAAGACATCTTTTTAATCTGTGCTGTCTTAGGACTAAACTGTTCTGACTCTGTAAATAACATGAATTGGGCAGCTTCTGTAAATAATAAGATGCCTTTTTGCATTGGTATAACATGCCGAATGATAGCTGGCTTAACGTCAGATGCAGCCATATCAATGGGATCAGCGTCACTTCCTGAAATAGCAGAGTTTACAAAGAAATTAAAATAATCTGCAGGTTGACTAATAACAGTCTGTTCTCCTGAGATCATACCTAGTCTGTTTCGTACAAAGAATAATGCAGAGATACCTTGTCCTACAAATGTAGGCATAGGGTTAGTCAGATCATCTCCTACTGTCCTATCTACCCAGTAGTTAGCTAGGAGTGTACCTTGCCATGCAGTTGGTGTAACCCTACCATTAGAGGTTGGGTTCATAGTTCTACCTAAAATACCACTGTCATGGTCATTCTTATTCTGATGACTAGCATTAGGGTCTAATGTTGTCCATGCAAAGTTACCATTACGGTAGTTTATTAGTGCATGTGGCATAGTACTGTAATCAAATCCAGCTACTAGTTGGTTACCATCTCCATCTTTAGGTGATACAGTCTCTTCCCAAATACCTGAACCTACATCACCTGTACCTGAACCTGATGTTATAAATTTAACGTAGTAATCATCTGCATCTGCATCTTCTGTATTAGAAACTTTAACAATATATCCATCTTTACATGAGCCAGGTAGCTTAGATATGTTCTGTACTGAACTAGTAAAAGCATATAAGGCATCACCTGTGAGACCTCCACGGGTACCAATTGATCCAAAAGCATAGTTAGTCTGTATATATAAACCATTACCTGCTACTGTGACAGAACAGGTATTACTTCCTTGACCATGATACTTAGCTACTATTTTATTTCTAAGGTTACCTAGTACTGCGTCAACACTGATTTCACCTTTTCTAATACTCTTAGGTGTGCGGTATATAGCTGCGTCAGAATCTGAATAAGAGTCGTAGGTAGATTGACGGATAATAGTTACAGTATAAACTGTACCGTTAACAGTGATATCTCTAGAAATATTACTAGAACCTACGTTCTTACCGTTTTCTTGTAACGTTACTGTAGCAGTATATTGTGTATGATAGTCAGGGTTAGTATTAGCTGAAGGGCTACCTCCATTAGAGGTGTATCCATCAACAAAGTGAGTAGCATTAACAGTTACTGTGAACGATACATCTTCCCATGCTCCATCAGTAGACTCACCATAAAAAGTAGCTTTACCTGTACTAGATGCATCTGAACTACTTGATTCCCAAGTAGCACTACTTGTATTCTTTTTAACTACTTCAAGAGCTTCTGCTCTATATTTAGTTGTAGAAGTAAGATTAGGATTACCTAGTGATATAACATATTCTGAGTTATAAGCTATCTCATTAAGACTAACAAAAGCATAGTTATCTTGGAACTGTGCAGTATTACGTGCAGTCTCTACGATCTTTTGAGGATTAGTTATAATGGTATAGTCATTAATTGTTAACTTCCCTAGTGGATCTGTTGCCCCTAAAAGGTAGTTAAAATTTTGTGGCCCATTTGTTGCAAAGACTACACCTTGCTCTACACCTGTGGCTAAATTCCATACTCTAATATCAGGTGTACCTGTAGTAGTAACCTGTACTAAATATTTCTCATCATCATCTCGGATGATATCAAACCATTGACCTCCATCTACAGCATTAGTTAACTTACCAACGTACTCACCAGGGGGTCTCTTCTGTAAACCAAAGGTTACATCAGGATGTGCGTTATGGCAGGTTCTTAACTGACCTGGAAATTTAATAAAGTCTGGCTGTTGTGAAACACCTCCTAAAAAATTAGGGATGCGTTGGTTAATTGCTGGCATTATCTTTGTAAAGCTTTAAAGGGTCGGAAGCTGGTGTAAGATTGCCTGTTGCGTCCATCATTAAATACATTATAATCAGCTTGTGCTGTATCATATTCAATTGCGTTCGCTCTTGCTACTACTTCATCCTGTTGTAAGATTGCGTTTGATCCTTCATCACTTACCATTCTCATGGAAGCTATACGACAGGCTTTAGCAGTAATATAATCTTTAAATACTTGTGGAATATCTTCAAAAGCATAGGCATACACAATGTCTAGATACATAGCTGTTTCATCAGGGAATGTATCTGCACCTGTTGTATTTGCTCTATAGCGGTCATATAGTTTTCGGGTGGTAACTAGCTTATTATTGACAGTTGAGGTTGTTGCTTTCATCGTCACATCATATGTATCCAAATGGTAGTAACGGCTGATATCAACACTAAGGATATTATCTCCTAATTCTACCTGATCATTAGTATCAGGAATAAATTTAACGGATTGTTCGGAATTAAAAGACCAGCCTTCGGCTTGAATCTCCCTAGTTATCTGCCGAAGAGTCGTCTGTGCAATAGCCACTTCGGGGCTTTGAGTTTCAAGGGTATTAACTGGACTCTCTCCGACACTCATTAAGACTGAGTTTACAGCATCCAATTCACTGGATGTTGCATAAGTAGGGGTTGCCATGATATAAAAAAAGGGGTACCGAAGTACCCCTGTATATGTTGGTTAAAGGTATATTGATTAGAATGTGGTTGGAGCTGTATTTGTAGTATGTAGTTCAATACATGAGGCAGGGTTAAGATAGTCGGCGCCCATTGCTAAACGTCCGAGTATAATATCGCCTTGGTAAATCACTGATACATCACCACTCGTTACTTGAACCTGTGGTCCGATAGCTTCAACGACACCTGCGGCTTCCTTCTGGAAGATGAGTCCACAAGATGTACCCCAAGTATTAGCAAGTCCGTAGTCATTGTTGACTCCACCTTGTGCAACTGAGGCGTTCTCCATTGTTTGACCAACGAATGAACCAGCATTATCGATAGTTGTTGCAGTACCATACTTACCTTGGAAAGGTACGTTCATGGACTGAAGGATATCAATACCTGCAATAGATAAGATTCCTTTACCTTTCTGCAATCCATCACCTTGCTGATCTCTATTGATAAGCGCATTAGATGATACGTTCTCAATAAGAGTATAGTATTGGCGAGGTGAGAGTACGGCGACACGGCCTTCTTGTGATACTCCTTTCTCATCTAGCTGTGTTGCAGCTTCAAAGAATGCTGATACAAGTTTACCTGAATCAAGAGCGTCACCAGCTGCACCGGAACCGGAGCCTACCTGGATTGTAGATCCACCTGGCTCAACTTTACCTGAAGCCGAGATGGGGTGTGCCTTACGGGCACCACGTGAGATAGCTCTAAAGATGAGTCTATCATATTTTTCTGCGAGAGCAAAACCAATCTTCTTAGAGATTTCACCACGTAATTCGTAGTGAGCTAGGGTCTCGTCAAGGTCGTAAACGAATGCAGAGCTGATCAAGAGGTCATCCATTTGGATGGTCTTCTCAGCTACTGGCAGCGCGTTCTCTGTACCCAAGATAGGTGTACCTGGGGTATGGTAGTCGGCGCTCATGCGTCCCGTGTAGATGAACTGTAAAGATTTACCGTTCTTTAGGGTACGACGAGTAACAAGATTCCTGGCGATTGTGTTATGCTGGAAACCTTTGAAGAGCTCTCCTGAGAAGAGTTTCAGATAGGTTCCGTACTTGGCATCATACCCAGCCTGGTTTGTCGTCAGGGCTAGAGGGGTTGAACCAGTACTATTAATCTTACCTAAAGCGGTAGTTAAAGCATTAGCCATTTATCTTTTTAAAAGTTTATATAAGTTTCTCAGCTGAAATTGTTGCGCGTTTGTTTGCGGGTCTATCCCCACCGTCTAGACGGCAAAAGGTATCCGACGTATCGGGCTCGTGCCAATGAAAGAGAGGTCCGACTCTGAGGTGCCTCTCTTCCTGATCATAGAGTAGTTAATGCTGTCTCTAGATCAATCTCTTCTGTCTCGTTATTCATGTAGTCATCAGTTGCTTTAGCAATCTTCTGACCTTCAGTAGGTTCTGGTTCGGATTTGTTCTCAGATCCTAGCCATGTTACATTAGCTTTTTCCATCTTTAGCAGGCTCCAGGTTTTTTATTTCGGATTCCAGGTTGGCCAGTAAATCCACGAGGTCTGATTTTCTTCTTTGGTAAGCACTATCAAGTTGCGTAAGTTGGGCTTTGGCTTCTTTGACTTCGTTTTCTTTTTGAGTGAGTTTGAGTTTGCCAAGTTGTTCCTCCGATACAACGTAGACTGTACGAGTAGGTGGTGTAAAGTAGGAATCAAATAATGAGTACATTAGTATTCGTTAGTAAGTTCAGTGTTACAGGGGCAATCACCACGGCAATTCTCATGTGCATTTAAATGCATGAGCTCTACTGCAGTGAAGAACCCCAAGAGCATGATAACACATGCCCAGGGGGATTCAAGATACTTCATTTAGAAGCTATACTTGGCACCGATTTTTGTGCCATATGCATTATCAGCATCTTCATCAGTAATGAATGATACTTCTCCATACACATCTAGTTTCTCAGATGCAGCTACGGAAGCTCCGAGCTTGCCTGAGAATTCAGTTGATCCGTCCGCGCCGTCACCGTTGACAAGGGCTGGGCCACCTTGAATATAATATCCAAGATCACCTACCTCGCCTTCGTAACCTACGTGTAGATCAGTAGTACGGGAAGTATAATCATTGCCTGTATAGGATGCGTTAGACTCGACGTTAGTATAAACGCCAGCCATTGCAGGAGCAGAAGCGAAAGTTGTTGCCGCTAGAGCAATTGCAAATGTTTTCATGTTAAGTTAATTGGAAGTTTTTGTGTACTCAACACCACGATACCTTAGTTTAACAGTCATTGTTAATACTCCAGTACCACAACCCCGTTCCATGCTGTGGTTTCATGCGACCTTCAAGAGAAGGTTGAACGGACGTGGCGTGAGGTGGCTTCTACTGTATCGACATACGAGCCGCCTTTGTTACCTAGAATATTCCAGGTATGATTTGTCCAGTGAATAGGTAAGCACCGACTGCTGCATTGAATCCAATCATTGCGAGCCAGCCATTTACACGTTCAGCATTCTCCAGGTACTCTTGAGTAGTAGGTGGAGTAACGACCTCAACTTGAGGTTCTGTAGCAAATCTGTTGTTAGGCATTAGTAAATAAGATTGATGTACTAAGGCGGGGACGATGAACTGTTCGGGCCGCCACTTAACTTATCTTAGAGGGTAATCCCCATGTACCCATTTAACTAGAGAGTATCTAGTTCCATGAGTTACAGGCTGGACTTGGTGTATCCACCGACTATCAAATACAATAATAGTGCCCTGTTCTCTAGGACATACTAGTTTATTTGAGTCAGCTTCCCAACTCCAGTCTTCCATATCAGCATAGTCTAGAAGGAGATCACCTCCTTCATAGTCATTCTCATCTGATAGTTGTACGGTTACACTAAGCTTCCTAGTATTTGCAATAGATTTTCTGTCACAACTATAATCCATATGATTATTGAAGTACATACCTACATCATACTTAGAAAACTGTGCCCGTTCTTTGTCATAATCTGTTAAATCATAATCAAAGTTGTGGTTGTTTGCAATCCTAGTGTACCCAATCAGCATAGCATTAAGCCATTCTAATTCAGTACCTTGGATGTGGACATTCCTTAAGTCATGCTTGATTGAACCACTGTCACCTTTACCGGTGAGGATTCCTCCAAGTGTATACTCTTTGTAACAATGAGCATTGATTATGTTGTTACACATATCAACTGGAAGTGCTGACTTAAAGATAGTGTAAGGACACCAGCGGTTGTTAGTCATTAGTTGTAGTGAACTTTTTTAGGTTTCTCTTTTTTAACCTTTTTCTTTTTCTTCTTTTTGTTCCCGCTGAGAAAGCGGTAGCGAGGTGCCATTATTTTCTATAAGATGCAGTTGCTTTGTCAGTTGCTTGCTTACGCTTGTTAAGTTTTACTCCTACTTCAACTATCTTAGCAGGAGTTTCAACAATGGCTTTGCCAAACTCACCTATGCCTTCAAGAAAACTTTTATCTTCACCTCTTTTAGGCTTACCTTTCTCACTCATCCTTCTTACCAGTACCTAATACTTCAGCTGGAGTCTTGCCCCAACGATCTTTGAACTGTTGCTCAGAGAGACCTTCAGCTCCACCGCTATCTACAATAAGCTGTGCTTCTTCTTTCATGCGGGAGCTTTTAATTCCTTGTGTTGTCATACGTTTAAGTTAGATCGTTCTAGTTTTTGTTGAATGTCTGCTCTGTAAGCAGGGTCTGATTCATATCTACTGTCACCCATATCGCGTACAACTTCAGCCATACTACGATACTTACTACCTTGACTAGGTGTCTTACCAGTTACAAGGTCAGGATTCCTACCTATTGCGTCTTCCATCTGTGCATTAAGTGCTTTAACTGCGAACCTTAATGCTGACTTATTACCAGTAGCAACTACATCATCAAACGCTTTGACATCATCAGCAGGTAAGTTGTTACCAGCCCACTGAGTTAAGGTATCATAAGCAGCTTTACCGCCAGCTAAGTTATGTATCTCAGAGACATCTGAATCAGTAAGTTCAGCTGAGTCACCCCAACCTCTTTGTGCTCTAGATCCTTGTAAGTATACATCAATTGTGTCTTGAGGTATACCTGCATTAACTAGAGAATCATTCATCTCTTGAGTTATGTTACCTTCATTAGCTTCAAAGTGCTGAGCAATCTTCCAGGGATCAACTCCTGCATCTTCTAGCTGAGCTGTGATCTGTTCACCATAAATCTGTTCAACAGTATCATAGTTAACAGCACCATCTTGTTGGTAAGGATCACCATACTGACCTTCTTCAGTGGTCTCTTCAGTAGTAATCTCCTCTTCCTGACTACCTTGTTTACTCTGTAATTCAAGATAAGCTTTCTCTAATTCTTCAGCATTTTTATATTTACCAGCCAGTAATTCTGACTGCTCTTCAGCCATCTTCTCGCCTTGAGCTAGGTTCTCTTGGTCCCTAGCTGCATCGGAAGCTAACTCTACTGGATCATTAGATGGATCGTATGTAATTGTGTTTGCCATAGTTTACTGGGGTGCGGGTGCTGCTTGTTGTGCTGCTTGTTGTGCTTGTGGGCTATCCATAGCGCCTTGTAAGCTCTCTAAAATTCCAGGGTTCTTCTCTGGATCTGCAAGTGGTGACTTAGCAAACTGACCTGCTTGCTGCATCATCATTGCTTGTTGTTGTTGCTGCATCTGTTGCTGCTGCTCTTCATTCCTTTCTTCTACACTCTTAACTAGGTTAAGTACATCAATACCTTGAGCAGCTGCCAATCTCTTGATAGCCTCATCAGGATTCAAGAATTGAGCCAGAGCTTCTGGTCCCATAGTCTGAGAAATAGTAGTGATGAATGTAATAAGTGATTCTCTATCTTGTCCACGGCCTAACGCATTGATACCAGCTACAATTGTAACATTAACCAACCCTTTAGGTAGTGAAGGAATTTTTTTAGATACAGTCAGTGTGTGCATCTTACGGTCTAAGTATGGTATTAAGAACTCAGCTGTAAGTAAACTAAATAGTCCACCTAGCTGTTGTTCTAGTTCCATCTGCGTCATCCGTACTTCCTCTGCAGTAGTACGTTCTGACTGTCTTGGGTTTAATACAAGGAAAGCTTCTGATATTCTACGTTCAATGACACCAGCTAAATCAAAAGCAGTACGGAAGTCAGCTTGTTTACCAACTTGTATTACTCCAATATCATCTGGCCGCCCTTGAATGATAGCACCGTTGCTAGCATTTGCTAGTGTTGCTGGCTTCGTAGTAGAGGATGGAGATACAGTAAAGACAACCTTAGCTGCCGCTGCACTTCCCTCAACTAGAGCTTGCATCAATGCTTCTAGTGATTTCAAATCGCCGAGAAATTCCTCAACTCTTGACCTTCCATAATCTTCCCCGTCCACTGTTACAAACCGTAGTGGTAACCAAGGACTTTTATCTAGTGGGGACTTACCCTCACTGTTAGGGATCATCTTGTCATCAGCTTCCTGATGCCAGTACCACCCTTTCTTACTAGCTCTAACACAAGTGTAGACATCTACATCCTTGTCGTGTCCACCTGTGCTGCTGTCAACGACACCACGTTCAGGTGATTCTAGAAAGTTTACTCCAGCCATTGCTGTGAGTACATGACGGTTGACCCGTTCGCGTGTAATTATCTCAGTTACGTTACCATTTCCATCACGTTCTACTACATACCTATTGAGTGGATACATCTTCATACCATCTTTAGACATGTAAAGCAATGCATTACCTGTGACTACAAGATGTTTGATAGCTGAGAAGATTTGAACACGATCAGTAGAAGCAGCTATGCTTTCCATAACCATCCGTTCAATCTTAGCAAAGCTTAGATCCATCTCACTCTTTTGTTCTGCAGGTATCTCTACTCCTAACTTAGAGTCATCTAGTTGGAGTTTAAAGAAACTTGTAGAGGGTGGTAGTAACCCTAGCATAAGTTTAGAGGCTAGAGTCACTACACCTTTAGCACCGACTGACTGCCAAGGAGTTTGAATCTTTGTGTAGTTAGTCGCTCCCTCCTCATCAATTAAGATGGAAGGGATTGTAAGCTTAGCACATTCAAGTGCTACGTCAAGGAAATTGGTACGGCCACTAGATAATTTACCATATCGTTGCCGTGCTAATTCCATTATCTTCTGTTACCTGTATTGGTATTTCCTGTATTTACATTGCCGCCAGCACCTGTGCCTGTACCACCTTGTGGGGTAGTGCCTTGTCCAGTATTAACTGTACCAGGAGCTTGTGGTGATGCTTGCTTCTTCTCATCGGGAGCTGCAAGCTGCTTAGATCCACGACGCCTCTTCTGTCTCTTAGATGCTTTCTTAGCATCAGACTGTTGTACCTTTCCACCTTCGATTTCACCTTGATCGGTTACGTCAAGAGCTGCGCTACTAGGCAGATTTTGTACTACTGGAGGTGGTACTGGTGGAGGAGGAGGAGGAGGTGGGGGTGGAGGTGGTGGAGGCGGCGGCGGGGATGGTGGAGAACCACACATGTTTTTATTCCTCGTCGTTAGTTAGTTTGTTTTTAAGATATCTTACAACGCTTACTTGTCCTGCCCTGTATGCGAACTCTTTTTCTGAGAGTCTTAGGTCAGGCATGACATCTGGAAACTGCTCGTCTAGTTCTTCGATCAGTACTTCCAGATTCGTATTAAGCGTATTTGGGAAGATTGGGGTTTGCATGTTCAAAGAACGCTGGCATCCGAGCTCTCTGTGTTTCGAGAAGCCCTTCGGCTTTACCTCTATACATTAAAGAATCACTCTGATCCAACCAAAATTTTTTGTCCAAATATTTGTTAGAGCTTGACTTCAATGGGGACATAACCCAGTTGATAGTAGCTTTCCTAAGCTTGTCCAAACTAGGAGAGATGGTCAAGCCAAGCTCTCTACACACCAGGGAATTAGCTCCGACATGTACCTGTTCGTCTCTTGAAATATCCGCGCTCACCGTGCGCATTCCAGCGTCACCGTTAAAGCGGAAGAAAGGTAGGAGTACGAAGAAGATTGCACGCTCAGCGACCATGGCTTTAAGAATTGTGTGATCTGGATGTGATATCCAGGCTTCTCTGATTCTTTTAGCTTCTGATTCAGCCTTTGCATCAACACCGTGAGCCTCGGCGATATAACCGAGAGCGAGATCATGTCTCTCTTCGTCCCTGATATTGGACACAAGTAGCTCCCTCGCTGTTTCTGGAATTTCATGTTTGATGGCTTCTTGTATGAAGTCTCCGACTGGAACTTCCATATGTCTCATAGCGAGGGCACGGAATATTGTTTCTTCCGCACCTTCTTGGAGCTTACCTGCAGTGGTCTGTACTGGAGACCACTTACGTTTTCTATTTAATAATTTGTCATAAGGATTCATTTCATTCACCGCATTCGCATTGTGGAGTAAGTATTTCCTCCAGATATGCGTCGGCTTCAGCGTCTTCGAGTGCAGCATATGCATTGGACTTGTCCTGAGTGTTACCCATAACCTGTAAGGAATAATATAAAGAGGTTTGGGGGCTGTCAAGCCACTCTTCCACGAACGCATTGTCGTATTCTATAACATCACTCCAAGAGTTAAAGCTATAGCCGTGAAGAAGTCCCGTATTGTTTAACATTATCATGAAGCCGTCTGCTACTTTCTTGTAAGCATCCCAGCCAACTTCACTGGCAATTTCTACGTTGCCATATTCGTATGTTTGTACACCAAAAGTTCCAGAGTCGCGGTCAACACTCCGAGCTATAGGTGGTGCTATCTCTGGTGTACATGTGTAGCCATCTCGATCTTCACTCCTGTAAGAACAGGAGGCGGTAGGAGCGATAGCAAAAGCCCTATCCATTTTATTAGCTCTAGCACATTGAGCTGCTAGCTGTATACCTTTGTATAATTCAACAACAATATGCCCAGCTTTACCAGTTGTTTGTAACCCATTATTGAATTGATGAAGTGCTTCACCAAATTCTTTATAAGTTACTTGGTAGCCTCGTAAGAGATTGGCAAGTCCAAGGAATCCAAGTCCGACTTGACGGTCCGTTTCACTTGGAAGATATTCTCCAGACCCTCCAACACCTGTTCGGCCATGAAGATCGCACAGTTCGGACATACCCGTAAAGATAGCCTCTTGTATGTTGCCGATTGTACAGGCACCGAGATTAATATGCTGGAGGAGGCACGTTCCTCGTGATCGCAGGTATACCTCAAGACAGACATTTCCATAGATACGGTTCCCATTTTCATCGTGTTTTATTTTGTTGAGCCAGATATCACCTGACTTGATACCGTATATTATGGCATCGCGTGTTTCCTTATCAGTACTTTTCCACTTTTCGTCGTCAAGATCGACGCACCTTTTGACCCATGGGAGTTCATGTCTTGGCGTGGTGACAAATTCCAGAGTATCAGGGTGATCAATATCCATGTGGATAACACAAGCGCCATTCTTATAATGTCCGCCCCGTCGAAGTGTTTCATTAAGTACTGAATAAACTTTTGCGAATGATACTGGTCCACTTGCAGTTAATCCTTTACCATTCTCAGTACCTTTTGGTCTGAGATTTGATAGGTGTACTGCTACACCTGCTCCATGGCGTAATGCAAAAGATACATAGCGCCACGATTTTTCAATTCCATTATCACCTTCCATGGAGTCATCGACTACAAAGACGGTACAGGATACTGGCAATCTGGATTCAGGGTTATCGATCCATGATTGAACTCGGCCAGTTCGAGCTATCACATTTGCAGTCATTAAACTAAATCTTCTAAAGTAGGTGGTGCATAATTTGGTCCTTTAAGAACCTTTCCATCTTTACGATAGATGGGATTACCATCTTCATCTAGCTTTGACATATTGCTAGTATGAACACGGTGTAAAGCTTCATCTAAGTCCCAGCCTAAGTTCTCAGCGTACTGATAACAGACATAGACTAAATCAGCTAGTTCTTTTAAACAATGAGCTCTAGGTTCTGGACCTGTTCTAAACATTTGGTTGTCAGCTTCTAGAAACTCTTTGAATTCCTCGACAACTAGATCTTTTTGTCTAGTCCGCCGTTCCCTGCTTATGGAATTCCCAACTTGATAAGTCGCACGAAACTCCTTCGCTTGGTTGGTAAGGAACGTGTGATGGATGTCTGGAGTAATGGTTAGTGACATTCTCTAATTCATTTGATAGATAGTGGATTGCTTTACTTAAGTCTTCAATAGGGTTTCCGTCTGGATTACCTACTGTCTTTTTATGCCCAGCTCTGCATACATACTTCACTACATTACCAAGATGATAATTTAACTCTTGATCTCGAATGAAATCCCAGACTTCTATTGATCCCCTATTGTAATACTGGGGACCATAGGATGGGTCTTTGGCGGTCGTAGTCATAGTCTTCGTGTTGTAGTATCTTTGCAAGTCTAGCATTTAATAAAGCATCATCGTCTGACAATCCTTTATCATTGTAGGCTTTGCATACTGCAGGCCAGGGCTCTGCATGTTTATTGAGGATGTCTGAAGCACGTTTAACTCCTATTCCAGGGCAGCCTGAGTACCCATCAGTAGGGTCACCAGCTAAGCTCTGAATTAGATGCCATCTGTCTCCATCTTCCTTAGTAATTTCTTCTACGTCATTCGTCATGTCCCATAGGACACCAGGAATCTGACGCATATCTTTATCAGGTGAGACTATGATGTGTTCACCTATTGTTCTAGAATAATGAGTTGCATCTATGCCTAGAGAATCGTCTGCCTCTAGGTATGGCCTAACAACAGTGTTATAATTATCGCGGCAGTGATTGACCAGCCGTTTATACCCCAGGGGCTTGCGGCGGTTTCTGTGGCCTTTATAATCCGGAAAAATTTCTTTCCTAAAATTCTGAGGACTCGAAAAGTATAAGATGATTTCATCATCCATCATAGCGGTTGTAATCTTTTTTAGCTCACGCTCAAACACTTTTAAACAGTCTTTGAAGTTAGATTGCGCAATAATTACGTCATTTCCAAAATCAAGGGACTCTTCAGTGGCTTGAGCTGATTTGTAAGCTACATAATCTGTATCAATTAATAGCATTAGTGTACCTCTGCCCAGTTGTTTCCGATGTTAGCATCAGCTTCAATAGGCAGTCGTAGTTTATAGTATTCACCAGCTTCGAGGGCTGAGTGTTTGCAAGCTCTAGCAATTTCATCACATGATGAT